ATGTCAGTAAATACTGCTGCTTTTTTAAACAATAGAATACTCCACTTCTAGTACAGTATAATGGAGATTAATTTAGAAATCAACCTTTATTTGCGTTTTCTCTACGCTGTGCTGCTTCCCACTCACCGCTGTGTAGTCTTGTGTGTGATGGATTCATATCATTCATCTCAAGAATGTCGTCTCTAATGTTTTGAGCACGTTTTTCAATGTTGATAACACGTACAAAACTGTTTGTAACTGCTGCTGTATAGTATGCAAATGGGTTTTGTGACTTTGATTCGTCGAATTGTAGTCCAATTTGAGCAAGTTGTAGGATTGCTTGTCCTCTCATTTCGTCATTGTATGTGTATCCACGTACATTGCCTCGTGTTGCATAGCGATCACACAACTTCATCCACATACGAGCAAGTTCGTTTGTGGCTTTGCCGTGTGTTTTGTCAAAGTATCCGTTTTCCATTCCACCAACCCAATGACTTTTACCTACACACACTAGGTTATCGTTTTCGTCAAACTTATAGTGTTGGAAAGGAGGAAAGTTTAATTTTGTTTTGTGATCTGCTACTGTTTTTGGATTTTTCTTACGTCCTGGCTCGTCTGGCACGTGATCAAAGGTCATTATACGAAATACAAGGTCTGTTTTTTCTATTTTTCTATAGTCTACTTCAAATTCTGCTTGTTTAACCTTTTTACCAGCAGCTTTTGCAGCCTCGTATGCTGCTGTTCCTTGTTTTTTTGCTTTGTTTCGCTTGGCTTCTGCTATGGTTCGAATGTTTATTTTGTCAATATCGGTTAATATGATATCATAATTTGCATATTCGGGTGCTACAAAACTGCAAAAAGTGCTTTTGCTTTTGTGTATCTCCGCTAACATGTCTTTGTTATTTAAATAATTTACTTTTCTTGCCATAATTAGATCAATCCTTTTTTACATTATAATATACGTACATATTTTTGTCAACTAAATAGTATATAGGAGTAAACATGGCTATTAATCCAAGACAAGCAAACAATTTGGGCAATGTCGATGCGCAAACAAGAACCTTTGTTGGTTCTCGTGGTTCTAGAGATATTGTTATTACAAATCCTGGCGATATTACCAGGCAACGAAGATTGGGCAATCTTCCAAATGGTGCAGAACCATCTCAATCTCTTTCTCAAACAGCAACTTTTTTGCCAACTGATGATACACAACCTGATTGGCGTGTAAAAATCAGTGTTCCTACATTGTCTACATTTAGAACAAGTGCAATTTTACAACCTTTGGCAACAACTGGTTATAATGTTGTGTTTCCTGTGACTCCTATGATAAACTTTGTGACAAGTGCAATGTATGAAGATTTCTCTCCCGTACATAGTAATTATCCCTTTCCGTCTTATGTTAACAGTAGGACAGAAGATATCACAGTATCTGGTAGTTTTCCTGTGCAAACACAAGAAGATGGCTTGTATTGGCTAGCAACTATTCATTTGTTTAGAAGTTTGACCAAAATGTTCTACGGAGAAACCAGTGACAAGGGTGCCCCACCACCTGTTGTTAAATTAAATGGATACGGAAGTTATGTAATGAATAATATTCCAGTTGTAATAACACAAATGACATTTGATTTGCCAAATAACGTTGATTATTTACAAGTAGGTGCAGCAGGAATCACACCTGACAAATATCAAATGGTTCCAACCAATAGTCAAATCAACATTACTTGTAGACCAGTACACAGCAGAGCCAAAGTTAGTGAATTTTCGCTGGATAATTTTGTTTCTGGTAACCTTGCAGATAAAGGATTTATCTAATGGCACAATATGGCAAAACCAGTCCTTGGGGTAATACAGAATTTACTAACACAGGTGAATTAGATTTACTAAGAATCCGTCCTGTGCCAGCCGAAGATGATGATATTTTGTACACAATTGAACCGCAGTATACATATCGTCCTGACTTGCTTGCGTTTGACTTGTACGGTACTGCAAAGTTGTGGTGGATATTTGCACAACGCAATATTGATACATTAAAAGATCCTGTGTTTGATTTCATACCAGGTACAAAAATATATCTACCAAAATCGTCAGCAGTTAAAAAAGGTCTAAATTTATAATGGCAATCGAAACAAACTCTTTACATCAGTTTAGCAGTTTTAACAATATATTCACGTTTAGTTGTTTAACACGTGAAGAAATTGCTGTGCCTAACGAGACCTATAGAAGTTATGGCCCTGCTAATGTTATTTTCCAAAGTGGCGGCACATATAATAACAAAGTTACAACTGAATATGAAACAGCAATTGGCGGAAAATTAGAATATTACATTGACAATGTAATGATCGAAGCATTATGTGTACCAAACACCAAATCACGCAGTACAAATGCGACATATATTGAGTTTACAGTAACAGAACCATACAGCATGGGTCTTTTTTTGCAAACTTGTCAAATTGCAGCCAACACTAGCGGTTATACAAACTATCAACGTGCGCCCTACATGTTGAGCATTGAATTTATCGGCTATGATGACGATGGCGATATTATTGTTACAGAAAGTGGACAAAATCTTCGTAGAGATATTCCAGTAAAAATTACAAATATTACATTTGAAGTTAATCAAGGCGGAACTGTGTACACAGTTGAAGCAATGCCTTGGAATGAACAAGCATACTTAGATGACAAAACTGGTGTTCCTATTGATATTGCTCTTAAAGGTAAAAGTATAGAAAAATGTCTGCAAAGTGGAGAGCAAAGTTTATGCACAATTATGAACGGACACTTTGAAGAATTAAAACAACAAAATAAATTATTAGAAGCTGACGAATTTGTTGTTACTTTTCCTAAAGATATTGCAACAAAATTTAATCCAGCACAGGCTGCAAGCACCACTGATTTAGGAGCAACTACAAAAAGCACTACTAGTAGAAGGGGTAGCAGTCTTTTTGGTAGAGTTGCAGCAGGTGCAATAGGAGGAATTATCAGCGGTGGTCTTAGCGGAAATAAAAATATTGGACAAAATGCACTCAGTGGTGCTTTAGGTGGTGTTTTTGGTGGAGGTCTTGGTGGCTTTGGCGGAGGCTTAATAGGCGGCTTGCTAACAAATTTCAAAGATGGAAACACACAAGGATTGTTTGAAGGCATCAGTGGATTTTTAGGCGCACAAGCACCACAAAACTTTGAAAGTTTTCTCAGTATGATTACAGGACAAGTCTTAACCAAAAGCAGTATTGGTGAAAATTTAGCAAGAATAGCACAAGATCCTGCAAGTCTTAACAATTTAGGTAAAGCAAAAATAATTTCTGGTCATGAAGAACAAGGTAAAGCACCTATGGCGCAAACTGGACAAGTTTATGACAAGAAAAACAAAGTTTACACAAGAGCAAAAAACGTAGTTAGTAATGACGAACGTGTTTTTGAATATCCTGCAGGCACAAGTATGATTAAAATCATTGAAGATGTGGTTTTAACTAGTGCTTGGGCAAAAGAATTAAAAGAAAGAGCACCAGACGAAAACGGAATGGTGCCTTGGTTTAGAATTGATGCAGAAACATATTTGAAAGCCAATCAAACACAAGAAAATGTATATGGCGAAGACGCAAAAGTATTTCATTACAAAGTTGTAGAATATATGGTACACAGCAGTCACCTGCAAAGACCAAGCGATCCGGGTGTAAATTACAATGCTTTACGTCAAAATGCAATTAAAGAATACAATTATATCTACAGTGGCGAAAACACAGATATATTAAATTTTGATATACAATTTAATGCAGCGTTTTTTCAGTTTTTACAATCTGATTATGGACAAGGAACTGTTGATTTTAAAACAGGCGGCATACAGCAGAACACAGTTGAAAACAAACCCGAAACATTGACTATGAAAACAGAAAATTCTGGTGCATTTAGTGCTAATGGTGCGGTAGTACAAAGTTTTAATCCAAGCTCAAGCACACAAGGCAATGGCGGTGCTGGAATTGATAACAGTAAAATACGTTGGGCAAGACAATTCCATGATAATATTTTAGGTTCGGGCAGCATGGACTTGGTTGAAGTTGATTTGGAAATATTTGGAGATCCGTATTTTATTGTTGACACAGGTATGGGGAACTGGACAGATGAACCAGGAAGTTTAAACAGCACAGCAAATGGACAAGTCGAATATCAACGCAGTGAATGCGATATACTTTTAAACTTTAGAACACCTATTGATTACAATCCGGAAACAGGCGGCATGATATTCCCAGAAGACACAATACCTGTACAACAGTTTAGCGGTTTGTATAGAGTAACAAAAATCACAAACGAAATACGTGGAAATAAATTTACACAAGTTTTAAAACTATTACGTAGAAGAGGGCAACCAGAGGATACAAACACAACTGGCGATAATCCAGTTAAGGTAAGAGATACACAGCCAAACGAAAATATGGCATCTCCATACAAAGGTTAAGACATGGAAAAGAAAACAGCAAGTATAGAAACCTCAGAACAGAAACGCACCGCTGGTATAGTTGAGCCAACAAAAAACCCTGGCCCCTTTATTGCCCGTGTTATCAAACATGCTGATCCATATTATCTTGGTGGTTTAGAAGTTGAATTGTTAAAAACTACAGAAGCAGGCAATGTTGGCGAAACACTAGGACAAACTGCTATTGTTTATTATGCAAGTCCTTTTTACGGTGTAACTGGCGCACAGCATTTAGGCAAAAACGACAGTTATTCAAACACACAAAAAAGCTATGGTTGGTGGGCAGTGCCGCCTGATCCAGGCACACTTGTACTTGTGACGTTTGTTGAAGGCAGTAGAGAGTTTGGATATTGGTTTGCTTGTATACCAGAAAAAGGCATGACCTATATGTTGCCAGGTGGACAACCTGCAACAGAACAAACCAGTGGTAATATTCCAAAAGAATTAAAAGGTAAAAAATTACCAGTTGGTGAATACAACAAAAAAATAACAAAGCCTAGCACAAACAATGTTGTAAAATACAAAAGACCTGTAAATGAAGATTTTATAAACATACTAAAAGAACAAGGCACAGTAGAAGATGATATTAGAGGTATCACAACCACTAGTGCGCAACGTGAATTTCCTAGTGCAGTTTACGGATTTAGTTCACCCGGTCCGCTAGATAAACGTGGCGGATCTCCGCAAGGCAAAGTTGGCATAAAAGAAAGTCAAGCAACTGTTCATACAAGTCGTTTAGGCAGTAGCAGTATAGTAATTGATGACGGTGATGACAAATTTTTGCGTAAAGGATCTCCTGAAGATACGCCATATGAATATGTTAACAAAGAAGCAAGTGAAGCAGGCGGCGATGTAACACGCCCTGCAAATGAAATGATACGTTTCCGCACACGCACCGGTGCGCAAATAATGATCAATACCAGTGAAGATCTGATCTACATTAATAACAGTAGAGGCACTGCATGGATAGAAATGTCAAGTAATGGCAAACTTGATGTTTATGCAAAAGACAGTATTAGTTTTCACACAGAAACAGATTTCAACTTTGTAGCAGATAGAGATATCAACTTTGAAGCTGGTAGAAACGTTAACATGATTGTCAATGAAAACATCTATACCAGTTGCGGCTTGAATTACGAATTGTTAGTAGGTGTTGACGGTAAACTAAAGTTCAAAAACAACTTAGATACAACAGTTACAAATGATATGAAAACACACGTTTTAAATGATAAAGATATTGTTGTTGGAAACGATATGAAAACTAGAGTTGCAAATGATAAAAGTGTTTTAGTTGGCAATGATTTGTTTGAAACAGCCAATAACGATATTAGTATCCTTGCACAAAACAGATTATCATACAACGGAATTGCAGGAGTATCAGGTTTTACCAGTGGTAATATGGAAACCACAGTAAATGGATATCAACATCTTTATATATCAGATGAACTACGTATAACAACCGGCGCACAACAACATTATAATTCTGGTGCTGGTGTTTTGGTAACTAGTGCAGGCGATCAAAACTACAAAGTTGGCGGACAATATAATATGACTGCAAGTGGTACTAGTAACATTAGATCAAGTCATCATAAGGAAACTGCAAATCGTATTGATATGAATGGTCCTCCTGCTGCTAGTGCTGCAACTGCATCAACTGCAAATTCAATAGAACAAGGTCCAGAAGCATTAGAAGCAGTTGAAGCAGTGTTGCCTATCAAAGCAAAATTTCCACAGCGTGTACCGCAACATGAGCCTTGGCAAGGACATGAAAATTGGAATCCACTTGAAACTGCTCCAGATAAAACTCAAGCAGTTGAGACTGAAAGTCAAGACATACACATGGAAGAACGTCCTGTACACACAGATAGGACATTGATGAATGAATTAAAACCGGAGGATGATTGATGTTTAAAGTTGTAGGGGGCGCACTTAAAAATGCAGCAATTAGAGAAAGCAATAAAATATTAGGTAATGCAGTTAATCAAATAGCAGCAAAAAACCCAATACCTGCTATTGCAACAGTTGGCGCTATACAAGGTTTTGCAAATACAGGAAATTTACAAGGTGCTATTAGAGGTGCAGCACAAGGTGTTATTGGAGCAGGTTTACAACAACTTGGCAATCAAATTCCTCCGCAATTAGCCAATGCAGCAGCAGCACTACAAGGTATTGCAAATCCGGCAGCATTTACTGCAAATGGTTGGATTAATCCAGATACATTAGCAGGTGGTTACACAAATGCTGTAAGAAACGCAACAGGACAAGTAGGCACACCAACTACAACATATGCAGGCACTACAAATGCTGCTAATCCTGCCAAAGTTAGAACACAGATTATTGATGCTACACAAGGCGAAGTTCTAAATATCAAAGACAGTTTTTTACAAGGACTTGCCGGTGGGTTAAGCAGTATAGCAGGTCAAGGTATTAATAATTTATTAGGTAGTTTGCCAAGCACAATGCAAAATTTGTTGAGCACAACAGGATTAACAGGTGCTTTGGGCAGTGCATTAGGAGCCGTAGATGGTGCAATAGGAAAAGCATTAGGTGGATTTAGTAATGCATTAGGAGATGTTGCAGGAAAACTAGCAAACGGTTTAGGCGGAGCAATAGCAGGTATTCCAGGTGTAGGACCTGTATTTGAAGGCTTTACAAAGGGTGTTGGTGCATTTACTAAAAATTTAGATGGTGCAATAAAAGGTTTGCCTACAGATTTACAAAGAGCAATTAGCGGTGCCGCTGCTCAAGTAGGAGCAAATCTAATAGGCAAAGCATTCAAAAAGCCAAACATAGTTAAAGATGTAGGAAGACAAGTAGCACAGAATATTAAATTTGTAGAAAGTCCAATTACACAAGCAAATGCTATTGCTGAAACTGCTAACGAAGTGCATAGAAAAATTTACAAAAGTACAGGCGATAAAACTTTTTTAAATGTAGCAAATACTGCTAGAAAAACGGCAAAACGTTTTGGTAAAAAACTTGTAAAAAAGAATAGTTTATATGTTTTAGATGCTAGTAAAGTACAGGTTACACAACCTAGCAAAATTATTAATGGTCAAATTACAAACATTACTAGTACAACTGTTAAAAAATCAACAACTAGTAATATTTGTTATCTACCAACAGACCAAGATTACAATAGAATTGCTGAGTTTATACCGTATGATAATATTGAAGCCTGTTTAGGATCAGGCGGCATATCTAAGTAGGATAAATACAGTATGGCTACAAATGAAAAACCACTTTACAAAAATATAAGTATCAGTTCTCCTGCTACAGAAGAACCTGTAACCAGCAAACAATACAGAGGTATCAGTACCGTAGCCAACCCACGTGGATTTAATTTATATGACTTGGAAATAATCAAACAAGACATTATAAATCACTTCCATATTCGCAAGGGCGAAAAATTAGAAAACCCTATGTTTGGCACTGTTATTTGGGACGTATTATTTGAACCATTTACAGAAGATTTAAAAGAATTGATTATTCAAGACATTACAGAAGTAATCAATTATGATCCTCGTATAAGCGTAGAAACTGTCACAGTTGATGCATACGAAAGTGGACTTCAAGTTGACTGTACACTCACTTATATACCCTACAGTATTAGCGAAACAATGCGTATAAAATTTGACCAGAACAACGGTCTTCTTTAATATACGCACATTATTACTTCAGGTAAATATACTATAAAGTGAGGAATGGCATATGTCAACGACAGATAGGCAAAATCGACTTCTATTAGCAGAAGATTGGAAAACGATTTATCAAAGTTTCAAATACGCAGATTTCCAAAGCTATGACTTTGACAATCTACGTAGAACAATGATCACATATATTAGGGAAAACTATCCTGAAGATTATAACGATTATATTGAAAGCTCAGAATATCTTGCACTGATTGATTTGATTGCATTTTTAGGTCAAAACTTAGCCTTCCGCACAGACCTAAATGCTAGAGAAAATTACATCGAAACAGCAGAGCGTAGAGAAAGTATTCTCCGCCTTGCACGTTTAATCAGTTACAATGCAAGCAGAAACACAACTGCTAATGGTTTGTTGAAAATTGACAGCATAAGCACAACAGAAGATGTATTTGATGCAAACAACAACAATCTCAGCGGCCAAACAATATTATGGAATGATGCAACCAATCCTGATTGGTATGAGCAATTTACAAAAGTTCTAAATGCAGCATTACCTTCAAATTCACGTTTTGGACGTCCTATTAAGAAAACTGTTGTTGACGGCATTATTACTGAACAATATAGATTTAACGGCACAAACACAGATGTCCCGGTTTTTAGTTTTACTAAAGCAGTTGATAACAAAAGTAGAAAGTTTGAAATTACCAGTGTAGGTATTGACACGGGTGATAATTTTATCTATGAAGAAGAACCATTTCCAGGCAACAAATTAGCATTTTTATACAGAGACAACGGACAAGGTGCTGGCAGTGCAAACAGTGGTTTCTTTTTCCACTTTAGACAAGGTACATTAAACAACAATGTGTTTTCAATTACAAGTCCTGTGCCTAACACAACTGTAAACATTGATACAGACAACATTAACGAAACAGATGTTTGGTTATACAAACTTGACAGCAACGGAGACGAACAAGATCTTTGGACAAAAGTTAGTTCAGTTGAAGGTAACAATATTGTGTACAACAGTGTTGAAAAAGGTGTGCGTGATATCTATGGTGTGTTGAGTAGAATTAATGATAGAATTAGTTTGATTTTCAGTGATGGCGTTTTTGGAACATTGCCAAAAGGCAGTTTTAAAGTTTATTATAGAACAAGTTCAAATGAACAGTACAAAATCAATCCTGCTGATTTAGTTGGTATTCAAATTCAAATACCTTATTTGAGCAAAAATTCAACCAATGAAACATTGAATCTAGTACTAGAT